GCGATCACATAGGCATCAGTAGCGTCTCTGCTCCAGTCAACAGGTGCACCGCTCTTCTTGGCGGGCCACACAACGTGCTTCAGGTCGTTCTCCGTCATGTGTTTAAAGACCTGCTCCTTGTGCGGCATGCCGGCAACCGAAGTCTTCTGCAGCTTCACTCCACAGGTCTTCCTTGCTGATGCAGCTGACAAGTATGTGGGATCGACTTCGAACACCCTTCTACCGATGTAAGACACGATGCCGTTGAAACGCATCAACGTCGTGATGGTAGCCGCTGAAGACATACCCTTGGAGAATCCGAGAAGAGGTTCCTCGAGAGCAAAGACTGCCGGCGAGATCTTCTGGCGATGGAGAATGTCAGAGAGGACACCTTCGACGACATCGGCTTTGTCCCAGAAAGACTTGCACTTCTTGAACTCGATCCTGTCGAGGAGGACGATGTGCGACCCTTTGTCGTCAGGCTGGATGATTGAGTCAATGACGCAGATACCCGTGCAAGAAGTCGAGACGTCCAAGCCCAAGACGAAATTAGGCACCTCTGATCCTCGTCAGGACAACAGGTTCTCTTCCCCTGATAGGCGTCTCAAGCTTCCACTTTCCACTCTTCTCAACAAACTCATCGACGGCAGGTCTCACGCCTTGTTGTTGCGTTTCTTGAGGCTTCGTAGCTTCTTTTACATTCTCGTATTCCTTGCGCTCTGAATACCATAGGTCCTTGTCGCCCCAACGACCGTGATAGTCGTCTATGATGACTAGGCTTCTCTCATGCGTGAGGTCGTCGAGATGTTCCAGCTCCTTCGCAACTGTATAATAGTTGTGGTCCCCATCGAGTAGAATGACGTCGAACTTTGCCTTCTGCGCAACCAGCTTCGGCAGGACTTCGAGGCTATTTCCTTGGCAAAGTCTGACGTTCTGTTTCTCCGAGTAATCGATATAGTTGAGCGTAATTTTGAGAGATTCTTGGATCAATACATCGACGCCGAAGAAGAGGAACGTCTCGTGTTTTCGTGTAAGATGAGTTACGACTGGAATGGACGTGATGCCACGGTCGAGGCCCACTTCTAGCACAGTTGGTGTCTCAAATTGGTCGAGGTAGCTCTTGACGAGAGGGATGTAGCCGTGATACGCCATGTGCCAATCATTGGCTGTCTGACGCAGAAGTAAAAGGTCAAATGGTCAGAGGAGGCCCATCTCCTTCAGGTCGTCTTCTGTGATTATCCTGAAATTCATTCCACGTGATTCGCACCAAGAAACTGCTGCCGCAGTCTTCTTCTTGATTGTCGCCTGGTCCAGCTTCCTCTTGGGCTTGACCTCGACGACCTCGGAGTGACCGTCCACATATTCCACCAAAAAGTCAGGATAGTAACGGCGGATCTTTTTGGTCCGAATATTCGAGACGTATTCTATGACGGTCTGCTCATATGTCCAAGTCTTTACGTTGGGGTCGGAGTCGAGGTGGTACATCATCTTCTCTTCCCAGCCGCTTCGAAATTTACAGACCTGCCCAGTCTTAGACGAGGTGTACTCGCCTCGCTGATAGTGGCCTTTACGTTTCTTTTTCTTGCGAGGTTTAGACATGCATGTAAGCTTTTGATATGATTGACTTTTTAGAAATCAAAAGCGACCTTGAAAAGCACCCGATCTCCTTCACGTTTTATGATGGGCTGTGCGAGTCTCGCCTTGGCCACCACGTTCATGTTCTCGTCGTGTAGATTGAGTCCGCTGATGTACACGAACGTCTCGTTGTCGATGGGAACTCCACTGGGCTTGATCTTGTCGAAGTTCTCGATGTAAGAAGAGTTCGAGGAAGAATTGAGTAGACCGTTGGACGCTAGTATCTCGTACTTTGTCGAGTAGATGTGTTGGACGCCTTTGAAGCTTATCTCGTACTGATTCTTGCCGAAGAAATAGAGGTGAGGACTCTTGATGAGAACGACCCCCTCGTCATAGAAGATGTTGCCGACAGAGTTCTGAGTGTGATGTGGAGTGAGCGAGTCGGCACGATAGAGATTACCTAGAGCGTCGTCTTTGAGAGTGATCCTGACTGCTCCATACGACCCAGAGATTCCTTCGTCTCTGACCTGAAAAGTTCCCGGCTGAATCCTCCTGCCGTAATACAAGTTGCTAATGTTGAAGATCGTCACCTGGTTGGACGAAGGATCCAGAGTTCGTTGGTATATCGTGAGGGGTGCGCCTTTCTGTATTCCTCGGTCAAACTGATAGTCCTCAGCTACTGTAGACAGTGAAGCTGTCACGGCGGAAATGTACGACTTGTAAGCAGTACCTGGCTCTAGACCTGGTGTCTCTGGACTTGCTCCGTATAGTTGTGTGATGTAGTCGTCGGGTACGTCGGGTGGGGCTCCTCCTCGTCCCAGAGACTCGGTCGTAATGAGGTTGTCGAGATTGATGTAGCTGTAGTCTATTACACCAAAGGGATCGGTGAACTTATTGGTCAGAGCTTCTTCGGTGAGTAGTTCGTAGTTTGGATCGAAGTTTCCGTCATCACACGGAAGTATCGTAAGGTTCCGCTTTGCGACTCGTGGATCCGAATACAAAAACTCGTTGGCTTCCAATGCCTGTGTGGTGTAGTCGAGTGCTGCACCCGAAAGGAAGAGCAATCTGGGGAATTTGTCAGCGGTGAAATCCTTGACAAAGTTTTCTAGATTGATGTAGTGGCCATTCACGCCGAAGGCCATCGCCACATTGAAAGGATCATCTGTGGTGCCGTCTATCTCGAAAAATGGTGTCTGCAGAATTCCTCCAAAGTCTCCTACAAATCTTCTAACTGTTGAAGCTTCTACGAAGAAAGGAGGCAGGTGAAAGGCTATGTCAGTCTTATTGAGAGCTGCCTTGCCTATACCTCTAGAACCTGTGAAAAGTGCTTCTGAATCAGAAAGAAAGTGCCTTCTAATTGTGAGATCGTGGACTTCTGCCTTTAGCGGATGTCTGAAAGAATATCCGACTGGTTCGTCCTGAACGGTATCAGTATTGAGCTGATCTAGGCCTTCGCGGCGGGCGGGTCTCGCAGCGAAGAAATACGACTGTGCATCGACTCCGTTATTTGTGCCTTCATAGAAGTTGCCTATGCAAAGAACATCCGGATTCAGAGAGTTAGCAAATGGTCGAGGTGATATGGTACCCGAAGGAACAACGAACGTGCCTTTAGTCGTGCCGTCTACCCAGAAAGATCCCGTGCCGTTGTTAATGTCTTTAGTGCCCCATCTTACTACGACGTGATGCCACCTGTTGCGTCTCAAAGAATTGTCTTCAGAAAGAAAGACTAGGTCTTTCGGATAAGCTCCGGGCAACGCCTGCGACGGTGCATAATCAGCGCTGTGACTCAGCTGCAGCTGCACTCTAAAGCCTTCGGGATAACCGTTCTCGTCCTTCAGAGACCCCGTAACAAGAGACAATGCGTAGCTTGAAGACAAGTGAAAGATAGTTCCGGCTCTAAAGTTTCCTGCATCAAAACCGTCTTCTTTGTATCTCGGATTGATGTAAAAATCGAAACTAAACGCGCCTGATAAGCAATAGGCGCCCGAGACATATCCGTCGTGGACCGGAACATCTGCGTCAGTGTAATTGGGATAGAGAAGAACCGAAGCTGTAGGCAGATAAGACGTCGAACCGTCACCTGCTGTAAAGAAATTCAGTGTGTGATAATTCGTATACGCCCAATGAGCGTGCGGGTATTCCACACGATAACTGGGCATCAACATGTCTTTGATGTTGTTCTTTCGAATCGTGTATTTGGTGAGCCTTGTCGTCGGTGTGAAACGCTGTACATCAAGGACATCTGTCTTCTTTGTGGGAGTACGAGAAACTAAATTCAAGTACTGATCAGCTTGAGTCTCTATCGACTTCTTTGATACTCTACGTGTGCGTGCAACGTTTATGACTCTCTTTGCAGACTCATCGAAATTCGTATCTACAACCGCACTGTTCTTGTTGTCTTTGAAGTAAAAAGTCTCTTCTTTGTCTCTCTCAAGACTCGACTGACGAGGAAAGACCTTCACCGATCCCGTTATGCCAGCTGATCCTGACGAATAGAATCTGCTGGGTGTCGTGACCAACGTGAAGGTCTCTACGTCGCTATTTGTGACCTTAATGACTGACATGCCAACGTAACTATACAGCGTGTGGCATCACAGGCCTTTCTATGTGGATTAGAAATCTAACCTGACTCGGAAAGTCAAATCTCTACCTGGGTTTTTCTCGACTGGGCGACTCAGCTTGGCAACTGCAAGAAGACCGCCTGCATTGTCGTAAAGACCTATTGTCGTGACGTATGTGAAAGGCTCTTGCGTGTCTTCGGGCAGGGAAGGGTCGTAAATGGTAAGTCTTCCCTGAAAGTCTCCCTCGGACTCAATGTAGGTAGGGTTGGACGAATAGTTGAAGTCGTCTGGAAGGGCTCTACAGAATATGAGTGATGAGTTGATGTTGGTCACGTTCTGGAATGTCATGGCGGTGAGGGACCCTGACTGAAAACGTGAATAGCAGAAGTGATCTATTATGTCGTCCATGCTGGCAGAGACGAGGAGATCTGGAACGAGAGTTGCTCTTTCCTCCGTTTCTGTATTGGCGCCAGCGAGGACGGTTGTGCCTAGCGGCGCCATTGCAGAAATTACACCGGACATTAGCTGTGATCCCGATGTCACCTTCTCGATGTCGAGAACCACGATGCCGCTGTCGTAGTAGATGACACCCACCGCATTGGTCGTAGACGCTGCATCAACAAGATACCCGTATTGACCTCCAGTATCAAAGAACCTCGAGTCAGAAGATCCGATGTCTGTAAAGATTGAAGAACCAGACGTCGAAGAGACATAAAGGTTCATCACGCCGTCAGTGGGATCAACGGGAGAGTCGGGAGTCTCAGTGTCTGCGTCAGTGTAAGAAGCTGACTTATAGAACCTCATCGCGAAGGTCTCTCTCTTGATTTGATCTCTAGCAAAGAGACGTTTAAAAGCAATGAACAATGCTGCATCGATGTCAGTCGTAGTCTGTGTAGACGACAAAGTGGCGTCAACTGGTACCTTAAACATCGACTTTCTGTTGCCCAGAAGCGTTTGAGCAAACTGCCCATAGATGTCCGTCTTCTCTCTCATCATGAGAGAACTGCTAGGATAGAGATACTTTCCCGTGATGTCTTGGCCTGTCGAGGCTGTTCCTGCAATTCCATCAGAGTTAGTTGTATTAGAACTCCTTAGGGAATCCGGGGGAGCTAGACCTACAGTAATGTCAAAGATAGGGTTTGCGGTCTGCAGAGTAAAATCTTGATCGTAAACCGTCTGAAATAGAGAAGACGTAACTCCAGGACCGACGCCACCAGTCACGAAAACTTGATATTTGCGTCGAGAAACAGAGGAGCTGATGTCTTCCTGCAGAACGTCTATCAGCTGATTCAGAAACGATCTAGTCGTCTTTTTGTCCGATGCTAGAATATCTTTCTTAATTGCCATCTTATTGAACCTGCTTCCCGTCTATCAAGTGAGTGATGCCTTATAACTCACCGGAATCTCGATCGTACAGCCATGACGCTCGCCGATCACAGTGATGTAACTGTTTATTTGTCTAACAGACGAAGTCGAATCTATCCTCTTACCATACACTGAGAGTGTCGTATTGTCTATGTTTCTTGATCTCACGTTGAACTGAATGGATGTCTGCGTGGCATTCTCAGTAGTGAAAGTGTAGGTAGCAGTCCTGTTAGGATCTCCTGCATTGGAAAGATTTCTAGCTATGTCTGGGGATGTTAGAGACCCTCCCACGGGAGAATCTATTGTGAAGAAACGATCCGATACCTTGATCTGATAGACCGTTTGTATCAGTTCGGCCGGCACACCCGGACCAGTAACGTTGTTATAGTACAAGTCTACCTTGACAGAGACCGTTGAATTCTGAGTCTTCTCTAGATTCGGTGTAGACGTTGTTTTCAATACGGGTAGATACACAGTCGATATCGAAGTACCGTCTTGCTCTCTTCCTATCAGCTTGTATTTTAGCGCTATGTTGGGATTTGTGAGTGCTTCGAACACAGGAGTATTCTTCTCAATCTTTTCTTTCCCGACGGTTCGTCCGTACTTCTTGACGAGACGATAGTCTATTTCATCGTCACCGAGAGAGTAACTCGAGATGTTGAATGCACTGTTTGCTGTAGCAAGTCTCTGACGTCCGTAGTCTGTCAGTACTGCATCTAGAATAATGTTGTTAGTACTATGGTCAAGCCATCCCATGAGCAAATCAGCCTTTCTCTTTCGAATACAAATATCACAGCGAACATTTTTTTGACTCAGCTCGTGCTAGTCAATGGTAACGAAGGACGTCAAGTTGTTAAATTTTGAGGATCTTTCACGTTGATTCTCAAGAGTTGCATTTTTTGATTGTCGAGATTTATGAGCTGCATCAAGTAGTAAGAGTTATTGTTAGTTGTTTGTCCTTCAATAATTCTAAATTTTGCGTTTCTTTCGTCTCTAACTGTCAGATACTCTGGTGTGAAATGTACAGACAATTTCCTTGATGCAGGTCCTTCTACGCTTATGACATCCTTAAAGGCATCTTGCCTGAGTGTAAGATTCGGGTACGGTCTCGGTGAACCAGCATCACACACTATTTTAGTAACAAGTCTATTCTTATAGGGATCAAAGGTCACATGATGCTGTGAAGAATAATTGGATATGATCCCATGGGCATCTACGCTACAGACTGTGTAGATGTATTCGGACGATATGTAGAGTTCAGCGTCAACTGTAAAGTCTTCATCTATGTGCAGGAAGTTCGGAGCTTCTGTGAATTTGACAAGATACTTGTCTTCATCAAGCATGTCTTGGTAATTATTTCCATCTACTCTTTCACCCGTTTTGTATCGCCCAGTTTCACCAGGACCCGGTTCTGAGTCATCGAAACAATACTGTGCAATCAGTTCAAACGGCTCCTTGATACTTTTCCTTCTGAGGACCTGAAATTGCTTCACGTCTCTCTGGGGATTTACGGGCATGTCCCAGATGATCTTTAGATTTCTCTTGACGTAGTCGAAGTAGAATTTGATGTCATTGGGCTCTGGGGGCGGTGTGTATTCGTAACATTCGACGGGTGCAGAAATTGGTCTTGAAGACACATAGATCGTCGAAATATTCACTTTTTTCTTATCAGATGTGTATGTCAACATCTTAACATCTGCAACAACTCTAATCGAATAGACGTATGTGACGCCATACAACACATCGGGATCGACGAATCTATTCTGTCGTATATCCTCGAGATAGAAGGTCCTATCCTTGTAGAAACCTTCGCTATTAGCTATGTAACGATCGATTATATAGCCTGTCAAAGTGACAGGATGCGTCAGGTAATCAGTAGCTTTTTCATTAGAGCTGTTGTAGACCGGTTCGATTTGAGGGGAAGAACCCTTCTTTTTCTGATTGTCTTTGATGTATTCTGTGTGTACCGAGCGAAATGCGTCCAAGTTGCTTTTGACAGTTTTTTCTCTTGAATTTGCAAATAAGTCCGGGATGATCGACTTGTTGATTTTCGCTGTCATCGTCAGAGAATTGGTGATCGACCTGAGAAGGTCGTCTTTGTCGCTAAGGTTCTTCCTTTCGTCGTACACCCTGAGACCTAAAGAACTCTTTGGCAGATCAGCGAGTTTAGAAAAAGACTCGGAGAGCTCAGCTAGCTTTTCATCGTATTTTTCGTCGTCTCTTGCACTCTGTTCTGAGATCTCTTGAATCTGATACTTGGCCATCTTGAATATGCTCTCGGCGTCGTGCTGAGACAGCCTGCTGTATTTCTCTAAGTCCGCAGCACCTTGCTCGATTCCTTCGACATTAGAAAATGTATGACTGATGTAGCCAGTATTGAAGAAATTGTCCTCAGAGACAACCTTGTCAGCATTTTTCTTGATTGAAAGTTTTGTGCTTTTTTTGACCCTCTCTGCGATTTCTTTCTGTATTTCAAAGTCAGAAATGACAGGTATCGTCCAGCCCAATGTCACGTATCGAGGTATCTTCTCAAGTGGCAGTTTTCTTATGTTACTGAATGTCTTTATTCTCTCGTCTTTGACATGGTAGTTGTATACGAATTCAACTATGGGGTTTGTTATCTCCGGTATGTTAATCTCGTCTATGTTATCAGAGGGTTCAGACATTCTTGAACGAGAATACTCGTAGAATTGCTTTGATCCCTTGACGGGTGCTTCGGTAGACTCAGGATTCGTCCTAGAGTTATTGCTGCTGGATTTTGCAGATGATCTAGTAAACATTTTAATTACACTCCTTCGTCGTCAGCTAAGAAATCAAAGGGTTCTACTGTAACGAAGAACTCTTCAAGTGACACGTCCTTCTGTGACATGTCTCTGTGTTTGTAACGAACAACGCTGCCTTCACGTACTTCTTTCAGAACATTTGCACGCGCTAAAGCTTCCATGACGTCGGGATCTGTTACGGTCTGATCCACGTAAAAGTCATCGGGGTCCATGGCAACATTGAATACTCTGTCAAACTTCTTGGGATATAGTATCCTTCTCTTGAAGTCATCGAGAGAAGACATGTAAGTTTCATTTTCGAAATATTTCTCAATGGTATCATCCATCGGTATCACAAAAGAAGTCTTTGGCTTCTTCGTTGCAGCCTTCTTCGACAGGGCGGGCTTCAAGGTCTTTGATAGATTTTTTGCAACGACAATTGATTTTGCCTTTCCAAGCGAAATCTTGGTCTTTTGTGAACCGTCAGAAGTCTTGTAGCCCGTAGTAGGCTTTTCAGGAGAAGGTGGCGGTGTGTTGTCTTTTGGAGCAGTAGAAACATACTTGTTGTACTGCTGACTTATTGTTTTCATGTCCTCGCTGAGAGGTGCGTAATTGAAGAATCTAGTCTCTTCAAACTGAAGGTCTGTAAACCATCGAATGTATTGCTCAAGTAAAAAGCTCATTGCATGATTGGCGTATATCTCTTCTTTCTGTTCGTCTTCCAAGAAATCTCCATAGTCTGAGTCTGGGAAAGCATCATCGAAATCCCTGTCTACCCTTATTCTTCCATCAGGATAGATAACTTTGCTTGGTATCTCAAACATGTTTGACGTGTCATCAAGAAAAGTATCTAGATTCCAGTTGCTGAGTACTCTAGTGGGAAATCTATTGACTTCAAAGAGAAAAGATTTCGGTTCATAGACGACGTCGGGATGAAGCTTATCAAGCTTCCAAAACTTGATTCTCACAATTCCTTGTTTTAGGCCTTTAGAAGTTTCACTTGCCATTCTCACAGAAGTGTTGAGTGATCTCAGCATCTTTTGAGGTATGCCGACAGAGTATATTTTCTTGTTGTTTCCTTTCGTCTTCAGGAATTCTTTGTTGGCGAAGTAGGAGGACAGCAGCGAGTAGGAAATATGGTCAATCTCATTGACACTTAGAAAATCGTAGAAACCCGGCTCGAACGCTGCGAAGGCCGGTAAAGTCCTCAGCTTAGACGAAGAATCGTCAACTCTTGCCCTGTCTCTATATTCAGACATGACGTATCTAGCGAGCTTGAACTGCTCGTCTGAAAGCGTCAGATTGATCAAAGCATTTCGCTGGGTCTTAGTAAGAGAATTGTCGGTTTGAAAAAGTGCGTTTATGTCCGCAAGATACTTCTCGAAATTTTGATCCATGTAATTTCTTAGAGAAGTCACAGCTTTGTTTACTGTGTGAAGATAGCTTCTTACGATCCCTACTTCTCTCGTGGCGAGATATTCTTCCAGTCTAAAGAAAAGCAAGGAGTCTTTGATTTTCTTGACAGACTTGCTGGCGGGGGACTTTATCTTTGAGTAGTCAAAGTACTCATTCAGCGTTTCCGAATCAGGCTTGTCTATTATGAGACCAGATTCTCTGACCTTGACGTCTGCTGGGTCGTAAGTCGTCTTTTCAGGCACATAAGGTGAATAGATTCCTAATTCACGAATTGCATCATTTGCTTTGTTGGCATCTACAGCGGCTTGATTTGTTACTTCTGTAGTAGGAACTCCATAAACAAGCTCTTGAGTGTAAGAACCCAATAGATTCTCAGGAACCTGGGCAGCAATAATCCTAAGAATTAGATCGAAGTAACAATAAAGGTAAGCAACCTGATTTATTCCTGAGTACGCTGTGACGTCCTGCGTCGTATAGATTCCTTTGCTGTCGTATATCGACTTCAGCATGTCGACAATGACGGGCCAGATTCCTTTGTCAGCATCGATTTCAAAAACTCTGTTGCCGACAGAAGCAAGATACGCGTTGTATGCTTGCTTTCTTTCTGCGTCTACCTCTTTATTCTTTGCGTCTTCGGCAGTCTGGAAGACTTCACTCAATATTTCGTAACCTGCGTCTTCCCATCGATCTTGAATTGTTCCAAAAAAGTCGATGGAACTTTTACCGGAAATATTTTCTATCTTGCTGGGAAAGGTCCTTTGAGAATTTGCTGCGTCAGTTATCTTTTGTTTGTTGAAGCCTGCACTAGTGTCTGTCAGTATTTTCGCTATCTCTTGCTTCAGGTAATTTTGTGTAATGGTATTACCTATGCCTTCGGCCTTTTGCAAGACGACGTTCATGAGCCACATGAACAAAAGCGCTCTAAGGTTGTTGCTTCTTGGCTTAAAAGCATCAACAGGTTGGATAGCTGCCTTGCATAACAAAGCTGACAACCTTACAGCGGTCGTGTCTTTGTTTCCTTTTGGACCACTTTTACCCCAAGCACCCGAGAAAAGTCCGCCTCCGCCACTGATGTCCTGAATCTTTCCATTGTTGCCAGTCAGATAGTTTGAATAGTTTTTAACCACCACAGAAAGTCTATTAATGAACTCTTCTATGTCTATGTCTTCGGGAGTCTGTATCTTGTCGTACCTCTCCTTGAGGCTGCCTTGAGATGCGTCACCTTCTGGCTTGAAGCCCATCATTTTTAAGATTGACTCTGTGGTATTGAAAGCTTCGGATGTGCTTGCTATGAAGTCATTTAGACGGTTCAGTTCGAAGTTCTTTCCATCGGATGTATTTAGAGAACTGTCGAGATAGTAGTAGGTGCCAGGCGTGATATTTTTACCTTCGATGAAATTGTTTTCGAAAGTCAGAATGTTATAGAAATCGTTTTGCCCCGCTGAAATAGATTTCTGTGAATAGCTTAATAGAGAATTTCCATTTCCAACAGGACTTGCTGTGAAGTCTAGGACCGACTTAGGAAATTTGCCGATCAGATAGTCCCAAACCTTCATGTTTTCTCCGTTAGGGTCCACTGTGTAACCGAATTTGCTCGCTAATTTTGAAGCAAATTGACTGTCTAACAGCATCCTCGAATACATGGCTTCTCTAAACAGTATGTGGCATATGATGCTGATGTCTCTTCCAGAACTCTCGAAAGGCACAAGAATGCTAGGGCCTATTGCCAAAGTACCCATAGAAAAACCAGCACTTTTATTGGATTTCTTTGGAGTCTTTTGAGTTGAGTTAGCGTTAGGCAAAATCATGTACTGTACACTTAGAAAATCGTTCAAAAGCTTTACGTTGGCTTTGATCGTACCAAAATTTGTCATTTCGCCGATAGTGGGCAACTTATCATAGTTCCTATTGATCCAGAAATTTTTTACTCCTGCGGGGGCGTCGTCTATGTCGCTTAGATCAAAAGGACTGTTGACCTGTCGGTTTATCTGTCTGCTGAATTTGCTTTCTACTAAGTCTGGGCTGTGTGTAAGCAACGTCTTTTTTATCTCTATCAGAGACTGCATCCACATCTTGGTTTCTGTATAGTCTCTGATCGAACTGGCTGGGAAACCTCCTTTGATCAAGATCTCATAGAGGCTTTTGACGCTATCTGAAAAATAGTCTTTGATGCTTAGACTAAAAGATGTGACGTCCAACACATTTAATGCGTTGTTCATCTCTTTTGCGAGTCTTACGATGCTGTCGTCTTCCTTGTTGATAAACTTTGTTAGTTCGTTTTTATTGGCTACGACCGCATCCTTAGAGTCTTCACTTTGAGACAATATGGAAATGGATGTTCTTGCATTAATCATCCCAGCTGTCTCTTTGAGATGAAGCATCTTTCCTAATTGATTTTTCCCAGATGCAAGCGAATTTCCCGAATAAATCGGCTGAAATTCGGCTGAAATCAATATGACGGGTTCAGTAGACGACAGACCGGTATGCAAAGAAAAAATCTTTGCTTTCTCATTAGACCTAGTGCTTGTCCTCAGCTCTTGTGTGCCGTCGTCGCTAGACCTATGTCTATAATTTTCTGTGACGATTGTAGGCGTTTTTATCGACTGAATTACTTTCTTCGAGGCAATTAGACTGTTTTTTACCGGAGAAGAATCTGCATCCTCGGCAAGCTTTTCTTGTGCTTTAGACTTTACATTAGAACTTGGTATGCTATGCAAGTACTTGTTAGGCCTAGAACTTGAACTACCGCTAGATTTTGACGAAGCCATCAATTGCCCTTCCTAGTTTTCAAGTCAGTAACCATTGTCTTTCTCGAGAGAACATTCCCAATGCTCTCTTTTTTCATGTTGCTGTTGTCCAGTTCAATGGGTGAAGATGAAAAATTTCCTAAATTTTCTTTGATTGTTAGACCATCAGGATCTATTACTAAAACATTTGAATAGCCAGGTTCGTCTATATCAAATTCTGACATTATCGGAACGATGATATAGTAGACTGTTCCTAGATCTTCGCTGTTTAGCTCGTGATAGATGAATTGTTTGAAACTTCTTCCAACGAAACTCCTGACTCCATTGACAACCTTAAGCACAACAAAACAATCATACAAATTGCTCTTATTGAGCTCTGACGCGCCTTCGAACTGCCAGCTAATCTTAACAGTATTACGGTCTATTCTATCAGCGACTATTTGAGTCAAAGAAGTAAATTGAGCTGAACCTGTAGAGCGATACGAAGCAGTCAAACCGTACGCTTCAGACGTAAAAGATTCATATGCATCGATGACAGGGACGCCGTTTTTGTCGTCTGGGTATAGTCTACCTGACTTTGCTTGTGAATTTACCCACTTGTAAGGCAGGTAAAACCACTCTCTCCCCCTTAGATCAGTTCCTTTGGCGATGTATTTCTTGAAAAGTTCTATTGGATTCTTCTTAAAAGTGAAAACTTGATAGTGATAAGAGAAGAAAGGAACTATAGCTTTTACGTTAGAGTTTTTCTGAGAAGTCTCTCCATCGATGAAAATTCCTTCACCGACTAAGTCAAAAGTCTCTCTCTCGCCCGTATTCAAATTAGTCCTAACAATCTCATGAAAGAAAAGGTCGTTATATTGAGGTATACCCTTTGAATCGCCTAGAGGAGACGATGAGTTAGCCTGCGGATTGAGAAACTGATCGTAAAGCTCTCCTAGCTGGTTCTTTAGAGTGTCAGTAATCCTCTGATTCTCAGTCGTGGAAACATCCGTCTTTATTTGAAAAGCTATTTCATAAAGTCCTGTTGATCCAGCCCTAAATTCGGGATTAGTCAGAGTAACATTTATTGCTTTCAATTCAGAAATGCTTGGGGCATTCTTATACATGACATAGTTTGAAATGACAGGTACTTCTTTGTTCTTAGCGGAAGTAGTGCTTACGACTGCGTAATACTCGTATGTACGGTCAGCTCTAGACAATTTATCGACGAACGTGTAGCTAGTCTGACCGCTTACTGCCTTGGATGTGTCATAAAGGAAAAAATTGCTGTCGGGATTTTCGGAACAGTCCCGCTTGAAAAGCGAGATAGAAACTGCATTCTTAGGAATGTTGATGACTTCTACTTTTACTAGGTTGCTTTTTCCGAAATGGCTGGGTAAGATAGTAAGATTTCCAATTACATCGTGACCTGGTCCGATCACTGTATTAGTGAAAAGATTTGACTCTCTATTTCTTCTATCTACAGGCACTACTCTCAGGACAGAAAGAGGGGACTTAGTCGTTATTACTTCAGTCATGTCTCCAGACGATGAAATAAAACCAACGTTTCTATAGGGCGACACGGCGCCCGTCTTAGTAACAGACTTGAGATACAGATTGTAACCGCTTATTCTTCTGTCAGGACTGCCTCCAATTTTTACCACATACCTGTTTTTACCTGTGCTAGATTTGGAGAATGGCGGTGCCTGCAACTGAGTTACTTTAACTTTTGGATAATTCTTTAACGACTCATAGGCTTCGACGTGACTCACCATCGAAAGATCCATCGTTATCGTTTCGTCGACAGCATTTGTCTCCTCGTTATACAGGTCGAATCTAACGGAAAGTTTTGATCTCTTGTATTCATCGGGTACTAAAATATCACTAGAGAACTCAGCTTCTTTGAGGGTCTTGGCGACGCGTTGTGCTTCATATCTCGCCAGAGAATCTTCTCTGGGATGGGGTGCTACGTCGTCGATAAAATACTCGGCTAGATCGTAAAGCAAACCGCTTTTTCCTTTGCTCACAACGTTTCTTCTCAAATCAGGAGAAAGAAAATAAGACTTGTTGTTCAACAACTTAGTGTCTTCATCGTCTGCTGGATCTGATGGTTCGATGTGTTCCAGGTTTATTCTCTCAATCAGGTCTGTGGGATCGATCCTGTCTGGGCCTATTTTTCTAACGTTGTCTCTATCTTGAAAGTCAATATTAGAACGTGCATGCGTTATCTGGCTTTCAAAGATTGATCGATTCAGAAGGATGTCTTTTTTGAAAGCTGGTGTCGTCAACTCATAGAAAGAAAAAATGCTGTTTATGAATTTGTCAAGAGTGGCAGAAGATCCGTCAATGTTGAAATTGACAAATTCCTGTGCTATGAATTCTTCTTTCTCATTCAAGTCTTTGATGAGCTGCAAACCAGAATAAAGCTTGTCCTGAACTTTTCCCGGCAATTTCGAAATTGAAGCCCCATTTTTAGGTTTGATGGCTCTAATGTCTACCTTGTTGTTTACTGTCTCAAGCTTCTTGATGGGATTGACTTCTATTCCAGAAGATGCAATTTGCGAAGATTTGAATTTGTTTGATATGTTTGCAAGTGATGTCTTTGGGTCTTCGTCTCTGCGGACTGTGATCGCGACTTTACTGTATCCTCTAGGATCCTTCTTTTTATTTCTAAGATTGAGCTTAAACTTAAACTTGAACTTATAATTTCCGTTCTCGTCCAAGTCTATCAGTTCCGCAAATAAGTCCGGGTCGACTCGAAGGATAGAAGACTTTTTCTCTAGAGGCTTTAGTTTTTGAACGATTCTCACAACAAAGACTCCTTTTCCTGCCTGTCATCCTTAGAGAAGACAAGAGTGAACATGTTGACATAGCAAGTTGTTCCTCTATCGTCTATGAAAGTCTTGCCTACGAAAAAAACCTTGTTTGTCACTACAAGAGAAGACTGTGTGTCATTCATGATGTCGCCATAGCTGACAACGTCGAGTTTAGAAACTTCTTTGTCTGTCACCTCGAAAAACTGTGCTATTACTCTGTTGTTTCTCGAAGACTCATCGAAATAGACAGGTCTGCTTACGTCTTTGTAGGGTTCAAGCTGTTCCATCAACTTAGAAAAAGAAAGCTTTTTCTCATTGTCACCCCACGAAGGATAATCTCCAAGAACATAAGGCAGCAAATTGTCTGGGTTTGTCTTGTCTGTCAATGCAGCGTCCGAAGTCTTGACAATAGGCGGTAAATACATATGATTTTCAAGATGACTCAATTTGTCATCACTGAAAAGTGAATCTATCGAATTGAGATATGGCGGAGACTTCTTGAGAACATTCAGAGTCCTTCTGTCGATTTTGGACATGTCAAAGTCCAATACGTTCTCTGAAAGCGTGAACTGGTTGTCTTGAAATAGTCTGTCGATCGAAGCCAAGGTCTGAAGTTCTAGGAAATTGTCAAAAGATGAAGTCAATATTCCTTCGAGCTGAGTTGCAAACCCTGCTGACTGAACTTCATCTGACATCACTCTTCCACCGATTGCGCCTTGCTCAAGAGACAGTGGTGAAGACAAAGTACCAGACTCGTACAACTTTGTACCGATAAAACTATCTCCTCCGTCCAAATAGACGGAGTCGTTTATGGCGGGACCTGTCACGTCGGGCCCGCCGAGAGTTTTGATTTTTGCAATTGATTGTGACAGGACTTGGGCAAATTGCTGAGGACCCATCCCACCTTTCGTACCGAAGTACGCGACGTAAGGACCACCGGGAGAAGGTGCGCTTGCCTTGACAGTACCAGCCTTGAGAGCTGGTCTTGCAAGTATGCTTCCTGTCAATCCTGTGTTATCAGAATAAATGAATCCTTTGTCATAGTCGTCAGCATTCTCTTGTATGAAGGATGTCTTTATTCTTCGGCCGTGATGCAACTGATAAACAGTCAGACGGCCATTCATCATCGTCCCTTCGGAATATGCTGAGGGGACGTTGCCGCCGGGAGTCTTGAGCTTTATGTCTTGACTCCTCATTGGCATCAACTTGCCTTCATCGTTGGCTTCAAAAGTTATTTGGTCTTGCGGCAAGTTGCATGCTTCGAAATACAACCTTACAGTTGGATCTTCATGGCCATCTCCTGCATCAGGCGTGTAGGAGACACCCGCATCAGAAAAAGTGGCATAGGAGACCTGAAAGGTCCCCTCAGCCATTTGTCGGCGTCCCTCTGATGTCAGTATAGCATCTATTATTCGGGACTTACTGTCTAAGATTCCGGTCATAACTGTTCCATATCAAATTATGCCAGAGTGTCAAGTTTAGTTCTAAAGAATTTGTGATGCCAGAGTTGCAAGAGCAGACCTCTCTCCCTTCAAGAGAGTGACATGTCCTGACAAGTCGAATTCCTTGAACTTTTCTACCGCATACGTCAAACCGTTGGTGAAAGAATCGACATGGACGTTGTCTATCTGTTCTATATCACCTGTGAGTACGATCTTAGTATTTTCGCCGGCTCTAGTGACGATGGTCTTCAGTTCGTGCATCGTTAGATTCTGTGCTTCATCAATTATCATGAAGGTATTAGGAATCGAACGCCCTCTGATGAAAGATATGGCTTCGATCTCTATGAGACCCCTCTGTTGCATGAGGTCCAAGTAAGGGTCCTTAAAACCACCAGACGAATTTTCGTCTGATTTGCGTCTTCGTTGCGTCGTCTTCTTGCCTCCTGCTCCAAGAAGAAACTCAAGATTGTCGCGTATAGGAGAGATCCAAGGTTCCATCTTCTCCTGTAATGTGCCTGGTAAGAATCCTATGTCTCTGCCTACAGGCTGAACAGGCCTCGACACGACAAGCTTCTGATATGTCTTAGACGTTCCTATCGAGGCCAGCTGGTCTAGACCTGCGGCCAAGGCGATAAGGGTCTTTCCGCATCCCGCCCTACCAGTCAAAGTCAGCAATTTGACACTGGGATCCATCAGAAGTTCTAAAGAAAATGTCTGCTCTTTGTTCCTTGGCCTAATACCGAAGACATCATCGTATTTTTTGAAGAAGCACAGAGAGCCTCCAGGTATTACCCTGCACAACGCAGACTTCAACGTATTGCCTTCTGAATCCACAGACTTTAGGACAAGTATTTGATTGGGATGAACTGTTTCAGAAGTTACATCTGCTGCCTTGATGTGCTGACCCTCATAGAACCTATCCACGGTCTTTTCGTCCGTAAGAACTACTTTCACGCCCGTGTAAAGTGACTCTAGATTGTCGGCAACTCTAATGCTAAGATAGTCTTGGGCTGGTATTCCAAGAGACGAACACTTGACCCTGACGTTGATGTCTTTTGAAACAAGAATTGCATCTGTGTATTCGCCCTGGCGTAGCTTTAGAACGAAACCGATGATCATGTTGTCAACTGAGGACCCTTTGATAAGATCTTGCGGAAGAAGGTCGCTGTAACCGTCGGGAGAAGATAGCACTCTAAGAGTGCCGCCACAAGGCAAAGCGACACCTTCTCTGAGACTACCTGCCTCTGTTAGAGTGTCTAAAATTCTGCTTACTTCTCTACAGTTTCGACCGACCTCGTCTGACCGACCTTTGTGGCGGTCCATTTCTTCAAGCACGAGCAAAGGTATGATGAGATCGTTATCTTGAAAATTTCGAAGGAACTGTGGGTCACTAAGAAGTACGTTGGTATCTAGTACGTATGTCTTTTTCATGTTTGTTCTTTGGTCGTCTTATACAATTGCGATTGCTTACAGAACTATCATACACAGATACATGAACAACCGCTCAGACAAAAAGACGACTAAGCTACGCGTACTAAATACTACTTGCTTCGAAGAAGTTGATAAACGTTCTCTGTCTTGTGAGAGAAAGTCTTGTAATCAATGGATCGACTTCCAAAAAGGAAAAAACTGCATGGTTATTACCACGCAGTCTGGTCCTCTGACTCTGAATGAGATTGGTAAAATCTACGGGCTGACTAGAATGAGAATCTGCCAGATAGAGAAGCACATTTACCAAAAGATAAGAAGCTTCATACGCCAGTAGTGCTCTTCTTCTTAGGCTGAGGAGGAACCTTCTTCTTGGGTTTTTCCTCCACGGGCTTTTCGTCTTGGACATTTTCAGTATTATTAATTGCAGCACCGAAAAGAGGTGCTGCATCTTCTTCTACTGACTTCTCCTTGACGTCTTTTTCTTTGTCCTCTGTAAGCTGAGAAATTTGCCTCTTTGAAACCAAGATGCCATTTTTACCAGAAACATGTGGCTCCTTGGGATCGAGGTTTAGTTCTGCTATCTTTCTTAAGATGCGGTCTCTTGTTCTCATAAATTCCTCATGAAAACGTAATCACGTCTTTTCTGTCTTTTCTGCCTTGTCAGACTCAAGAGTCAGCTTGACAAGTTCTTTTGCGCTGGTCTGTAGTTGTCGAAGTCCTTTTCGGGCTCTGACACCGGCAGCAGCAACACCCTTGACGTTCTTGACGACATCAGGTTCAAGAGACACGACTAAAGACTTTAGTTCATTCCATTTTGCTAAGATAGGACTGTCACTCATTGGTAGACTATACCTCCTGAAGGCAGTATAAAAACATTTTGTAAAAAGTAAACCTACCTCTTGAGTGACAGCTTAAATTCTTCAGAGAACATGTGTTGGTTTCTCAAGAAAAACTTTTGCCAGTCGGCGTCGAGGATGTAAGACGTAGCATAGTCTTTATCGTTTCTGATCGACCTTCCAAAAGACTGGATGACAGATTTGGCCGTCGAATATGGATACCACATTTTGTTTCGTTCCATCCTCTTCTTGACGACCAAGTCGCCCAAGTACGGGAAAGGTACTTTGCAAAGGACTTGAAACCTAGAGGCATCATCAGATAAGTCGACGCCCTCCATCATCGACGGTGAGATCAAGACTGTAGGTTCGGGAGACTCGTAATGCTTCTTGAGAACTTCATCTCGATTGTGCGATTCATGAGTCAAGAATCTGTTCGTGCATACGTTTTCTAAAAGAAACTTAGAAACTCTGTAATTGGTCGTATGGATGATACCCTTGTCATTCGAATGTTTTTCTAAAAGCATTCTGACCACTTCTGCCATAGCAGGCAGAGTCTTATCGATCGAATCTTTGGCCATTGAACCTACTGGCAAGAAATGGATCGGGTGTTTTTCTGGGTTGAAGGGAGAAGCAATCCTGAGGTAGGCCACCTCGGACGGATCCAATCCGATTGAAGTGCAGAACACGTCTTTATCGACGACTGTTGCTGACATCAACAGCAGTCTTGCACCCGATTTAAAGAGAATGTTGCTATACTTGGAGACATCCACAGGTTTGAATTCGAACTTTCGGGCTCCGCGTCGGTTTCCTTCCTGGGGGTAGGACACGTTCATTGCCCAATTATCTTCTTTGTAGATCTCTACAAATTGGTCGACTTTGCCCGTATGCTTCTCTAACATCTCGTACTGTTTAGAGAATTGACCGTACCCCTCAGTAGAGTCAGAGATCTTTACCATATTCTTCTCAAGATCTCTGACGTACTTGGTGACAGCTTTTCTGTAAGTCGTCTTCACCCAGTCAAAGACTGCGGTCTGAGAGTCGAGCTTGGGCATCTTGCACTTGAGAACGTCTCTTGCGAATTTCTCGGAGAAAGAGACCTCGACAAATTTACCGAGTTCGTTCTCGGTATTGTGACACTCATCGATCACCAACATGGCCCGAGGAGTCAGCTTGCCAGCATACGTTGTTTCCGCCAAAAAATATGAGAAATTAGTGATGGATAACGGCGACTCAATAAAGTCCTGTTTTTCTAGAGAATACGTGCACTTCTCTTTGCATTGTTTCTCAAAGTCCGTCCCTTTGAGCTGCTTACCTAACTTGGACAGGACCTTCTTGGACTCAGAACATGACTGATCCGTATAGAAATTGCATCGATAGTTGGATGAAGACTTAATGGTTCTAAGTAGACCTTTGCCGCTTTTCGGCCCAAAGTCGTCCATATACTGTTCTTGAAGTATCTTCTGAGTCGTAAGAAGATATGCACCCGACAGAGGCATGCCTTCTTCATCTCTCAAGGCATCACCATACACATCCATGTATCTAGAGATTGTGATGCCTGTAGCCGACTTACCCGTACCCGTACCCATCTCTAGCAAGACAGCTTTTTTGCCAGACTCATACGAGTCTAAAGCGAATTCTATAGCCTTTCGCTGCTCAGGTCGAATTGATGAGAACGGAAAGAACCTGTCGTATTGTTGACGAGGCATGAAGAGGACTATATTCAGAACTATTTGACGTTTGCACAGAAGCCTAATCGCCTATGATCTTATCGACGATTCCCATCTTGATAGCTTGATCTGGGAGAAGATAATAATCGTGGCCTGACTTCATGATCTTCTCAATTTCTTGTTTAGAAGACTTTGTTTCTCTGACTATAGCCGACACCATCTGGTCCTGTAGGCGTTTGTGTTCGTTGGTGTCATTTATGACCTCGAAGACGTTGCCCATCACTCCGCCCGATACAGGATGAATCATGATCCTTGCAGATCTTCCAATCATCCTCATGCCCTTCGTTCCGCTAGCGAGGAGAAGTACTCCTGCAGACATTACTTTACCTAAAGCGATCGTGTGGACTGGGCATGGTAGAAACTTGATGGTGTCGTACAGAGTAAACATCTCATCGACAGATCCGCCATAAGTAGAAATTACTAGATGTATTGGATTGTGGTTTATTGAAGCTAAGTGCAAGAGTTGGGCCACGACGAGGGAGATTGACGACTCATTGACATCTCCGTGCAATACTACAAGTCTGGACGCGTCTCCAGCATGCACTGTTGCGAATTGCATTGCTTCTTCAGAATTCTTCTTTAGATTTCTGTCTTCTTCAAATGCTCTATTGTGAACAGATCTACCCATCTTGGTCTCCTTCGTCTGCTCCGTAGAGCTTTGATATAAACAAATCGTCACCCTTTACTTCTTTTACGAAAGAAGTCAGTGTCTTCATTTCTTGAACATTTTCAAGCTCCAAGGCGAGATAGTACATCACTAGCCACCGCTGACGGTCATTAATACCGAAGAGATTAATCTCTCTGACTATCTGGTGTGCTACAGCACTTTCTTTGGCTAGTTTTTCTGATTGTAGCTGTCCGTATAATTCTGTTTCTTTGTCCATCTTGACCTCTCAAGGAGTTAGGTACTCTTCCCTATTGAAATTCTCGATCTTGAAAAAGGTCTCGCTGAGAATCCTAACATATTTGCCGTGTTTGGAACCTGAATCTTCCTCTTGCGTCATTACGACGACATTTCCCCACTGCTTATTTTCTAGGTAAAATTGAGCTAATTCCCAGGTTGATATGTCGACGTTGTGTCTTTCAAGTATGCTAGAGAGGTTTGAGGGCAAGCTTTGCTTTATGTCTTCAATAGTAACGATTGAAGACATTGCTTCTTTTCCTTGGAGCACTTCTGAGGTGCAGATGTCTACAACTTTATGGATGATACCGCAGTTATTGCACTGTGCATATTTGACCACTGGGTTGTCTGAATCATCTATGACAGAAAAAGTCATGAAATGATGGGCAGGAGGATCGACTCTTCCCTTGAATTGCTGTAAGACGCACCTGCACTTTATGAGATGACGCTGACCTCTCATGAGTTCCTTGCATCAAGGAAAGTACTTTTTGATGGCATTCTGAAATGAAGGTAGAGCTCTTTGATAACCTTCGTCAAAGGACAAATTGACTATCGATATGATCGTCTCCAACTGTGTCTTAGTAAGAGATACGGTCTCATTCCTTGCAGAAAGTACCAAATTTTTAGTCACGGTATCCTTTGCGCTCTCTATCAAAATTCTAGAGTCTCTTGTTGCCTTGTCGACATTATTCATTGAAGCACCTGCATCTACAGTAACAACTGACAGAATCAAGTAAAAATTGTTTGATTGACTTCTAGTGTTTTAACGTAAGCTGTGTATGCGTCTTGCGCAATTTTGTCAGGATGATATGACTTCTTCATAACTGCCGATAGAATCCGAATGCCTTCGTCAAGTTGTTGTGACATAGAATAGAAATTAACATCGTCTGGTAGACATATGTCAATGCAGGACGAAGAGAGCGACTGTAGACGCTTCGACAAAATTTTCTCTAGCTCGGGTCGTTCAGTCAAAGTTGACTTTAGATTATCTGTGTGTTCTTTCACCCTATGACGCGTCGTTTCATTTTTGATTCTAACATCGCCACCAGAAATAATGCAGCTTTGACAATTTCCCAGACTTGAATAGCTTACTGAGGAAATAAGGTCGCCTTTCAAATTTGAGACAACGTCAGTTCCACTCACAACAGCAACGTCTACCAATGTATTGACATTTTCGATGTCAAAGGGAACTACGAAAGGATAGACAGATGCTGTCTTTCTATCCAAGTTGACGCTAATTGTATGCAAAACATCGTCAGACATGCCTCTAACAAAAACGAGACAAGGTATTTTGCTCTCAGAAACATCAGTCATGAGACGGTGTATCTCAGAAACATTTTCGACAAATCCATCAATGCATGCAACTTTAGAATTCTTCAGTTCGGTGTAAGGCGTCTTTAACAAAGCCTTAAGAGAAAAGCTATAACCTTCAGCGATCTCGACATAAGTTGCAGAGGTTGAAGATTTCTTTATGGACAATTTAGTAGAAGAATTTGAGTAGTTGAGAGATTCAAGAAGCAAGCTTTTAGCTTTGCTTGATACGTCCAAATTTCTAATCAGTTCTTCAAGATCTTTTTTTGATGAAATAAGTGGCGTACGGTCAGACATTTTACTGCCGACGACTTTTTGAACGAAAAGGATTCCTGATCCTGGGCACGAGTATTCTGCATGATGCGCGTGTTTCATCGTCATCTCGTACAATGACTGAAACTCTTTGTCTTTAAACTTGAGAGAAGAAAGATGTTGCAACTTTCGGCGGGTTCTTAGATCAGAATCCATCGACAACCTTACTTCTAAATTTTCACTCAAAAATTCTTTGAGTTCTTCAAGTTTCGACATTAGGTCTACCCTACAATTTTAGGTAGAAATGAACATCATCGAAGACTTAATTTTTTCTGAATGTATGCTGCGGCAAGTGTAAACAATGCGCCACCAAGCGCAGCTGCGAACCACTTTATGATGGACCAAGCAGTATCTTTGCTGGAACTTAGCGACTCTACACTTTTCTCTAAAGAAGCTATCTTTGTCTTGTTTGTGTCAAGATCTTCTTCTTCTTTCTGATCTGTTTTGTCCTTGTTTTTCTTCCAGATGTTTAGTTCGAGGATGTTCTTATTAATTTCTCCAAGTTTCACTTCGTTATCCAGACTGTGTTGCGAAAGCTTGGAAAAAATACCTTCGTTAGGGTCGTAGATCGCCTCGTGTATCTTGTCTACCTTGGAGACGAGCTGACCTTGACTTTGTTCAATTTTGTCTATCTTGTATAAAAGAGTGTCGAATCCGCCATTCAAAGCCGGGCTGGATGACAGCTTATTGTGAATATCTTTAATAGTTGAAATATTCTTCTTGGAAGACGGGACTGCGGTCAATGTTTTTCTGTCGATCGTAGAAGAACTTTTCTTCATATACATTTCCCTAGTCGTCTGTAGATTCTAAACATCTTAAATAAGCTTTAAAGCTTAAAAGCTTAAAGAGAATTACAAATGAATTTTAAAGAGCAGGTCTTCATTAACCCAAACAAAATTATTGATGACGAAGCAGACATCATTGTAGTCTCAGACATGTTTGTCGAAGATTATGTAGGAGGTGCTGAATTAACAACAGAAGCACTTCTGAGTGAATCTCCCTTTAGGATCCAGAAGATCCACTCTAGGGATTTGAATTTGGCGGCCTTACAACAAGGAGTCCAGAAGTTTTGGGTTTTTGGGAATTTCTCTCAAATGAATCCCGAGCTTATTCCTTCGATCGTTGCAAATATGAAATACACGATCTTGGAATATGATTATAAATTCTGTCGACACAGATCTGTTGAAAAACATGAAGCACTGACAGGAACGCCTTGTGACTGTGCGGGTCAGTTGAATGGAAAATTAGTTTCAGCTTTTTACTATGGAGCTAAGGCTCTGTGGTGGATGTCAGAAGCTCAGAAAGACGTCTACTTCAAGCACTTTCCTTTCTTAGCCGAAAAAGACAACATCGTCCTCTCCAGCGTCTTCTCAAAAGAGACGCTAGGTACAATGAAGCTTCTTCGAACGCAAGCAGCTAAACTTGAGAGAAAAAAGTGGATTGTCTTAGGATCGAATTCGTGGATCAAAGGACTAGAAGCTGCCAAGAAGTGGTGCGAAGAGAACAACAAGGACTATGATATAGTTTGGGGGTTGGACTACAAAGAACTGCTGGCACGTCTAGCGAGTTCTGCAGGTCTAGTCTATCTTCCTCCGGGCGGAGACACGTGCCCCAGGATGGTCATAGAGGCAAAACTGCTAGGATGTAAGTTGCATCTTAATGACAACGTCCAGCATGCAAAAGAAGAATGGTTTGACACTGACGACCTAGAATCGATTCACGAATATTTGTATTCTGCGCCACGTCTTTTCTGGTCGACTCTCACAAAGATCATTGAGAAGAAACCGACGATAAGCGGATATACTACGACTTACAACTGCGTGTCACAGAAATACCCGTTCGAAGAGTGCATCAAGTCGATGCTAGCCTTTTGCAACGAAGTTTGCGTCGTCGATGGAGGAAGCACAGACGGTACTCGAGAGGTTCTTTCTGTCCTCGAAAAGGAATTCAATACCGAGGGTTCTGTAAAGCTGAAAGTAAAGACAGTGAAAAGGGACTGGGCCCATCCGAGACATGCTGTGTTCGACGGCATGCAAAAAGCTGAAGCACGTGCAATGTGTACGGGAGAATTCTGTTGGCAGATGGACTCAGACGAGATAGTACATGAGTTAGATGCCTCCAAAGTGTCTGACCTCTGTCAAAAGATACCGAAGAATGTCGATATCATCTCACTTCCAGTCATCGAATACTGGGGAGGCCCAGAAAAAGTAAGACTAGACATTCAACCCTGGAAGTGGAGACTCAGCAGAAATCTTCCTCACATCACTCACGGCATCCCAGCACAACTAAAGAGAAAAGACAACAACGGCGACACGTTTTCTCTCCCAGGAACTGATGGATGCGACATGATCCACAAAGAAACAGGTGAGGTGTTGCCCCACATCACGTTCCATACACCAGAGACTGAAAAGGTCCGTCAAGCCGCAGCAAGTGGACACGAAGCAGCTCTATCACACTATCAATCGTGGTTTAACAAGGTTATTGAGAATCTCCCAGGTGTTCATCATTACTCGTGGTATGACATCCCGAGAAAGATGAGGACATACAGAACCTATTGGACGAAACATTGGAACTCTCTGTATAACGGCTCGCTAGAGGACACAGCAGAGACCAACATGATGTTCGATATGCCTTGGTCTCAAGTCACAGAAGAAATGATAGACAAGAGAGCATCAGATTTGAAGGAAAAGACCGGTGGCTGGATTTGGCACAAGAAGTGGAACGGTGAGTCGATTCCTTTCATCAAGTGCGACAGGGGAGAGCCTTCTATCATGGTGAAGAAGTGAACAACAATTTCGTTTTTGTTATTCCTTACTTCAATTGCGAAGAAGACATAGAGAAAACGTTATACTCTATGGTCTCACAGTCATACGACAAGTGGAGAGCGATACTCATCAATGACATGTCGACTGATTCGACTCCCGCAGTCGTCAGAAACACTGTAGAATCTCTCCCAGCAAAGATCAGAAATCGATTCCTCCTATGGGACAACGAAGAGAAGCACGGAGAAGTCAGAAACACATTGAAGTCTGTAAAAGCAATCGAAGACAACAATGTGGTTTGTCGTTTAGATGGAGGTGACTGGCTCGTCGAAAATGATCTCCTTCACATATTGAATGCCGTTTACCAAGATCCTAACACAGCTGTCGCATGGACAGCCCACAGATGGTCCTATACCGCACAAAACATCTCTGGTCCGCTAAAGCTAGTTGGCAATCAAACGGTGTACCAGCACCCGTGGGTGTCTTCTCATCTCAAGACTTTTCGATGCAGCGAACTGAAGAAAGTTCCTGATGTAAACTTCAGAGACGATCAAGGTGATTACATTATGATTGCATGCGATCAAGCAGTTTTTCTTCCAATGATGCATATGTCCCATCAAGATGGCAAGCGTTTACAGTTTGTGCCGATCGTCGGTTATCACTACAACATTGACTTAGGGAATAAAAACTTGTTCAATAGCGAAAGATCGATCAGGCAAAAGATGTCTGCTGAAAGGATTCGAGAAAGAGGCTTCCTGAAGTGAAAATTTTTCTCGATAATGTTGATCCTAAGTCCACTAGCGGACCCAATTCTTTTGGCAGAAAGCTAATGGACGAGCTAAACAAGCGCGGACATGAAGCCTCAACGGTCGTCAAAGAGCCTGACGTCCAATTGTCTTTCATACAGAGACTATCTGTCAAGGCAAAAAAGACAGCGCTCAGACTCGATGGCATCTATTTCAACACGAGACAAGACTGGGAAGCGCTGAATCAACCGATCAAGAAGTCTTTCAACGAGTCTGATCTCGTAATATATCAGTCACAATTCAATAAAAGACTATCAGAAAAATACTTTGGTATTGCTAAGTCTTCCTTCGTAATAGGGAATGGAACTTCACAAGAAGAGATAGATGCAATACCTGCGACAACACACCCAGCTCTTGACAGATTCGAAGAAGTTTGGTGTTGCTCTTCGTCGTGGAGACCTCACAAGAGGCTCAAGGAGAATATCAGGTACTTCCTGGAAAATAAGTCGAATAAGGCGTGTTTGATTGTCTTGGGAGATAATCCAGATTTAATTGTTGAACGCGACGATGTCTTGTATGTAGGAAAACAAACATGGGAAGCCTGCATCTCAGTCTATAAGCGCTCAAAGAAATTTGTTCATTTGGCGTTCTTAGACCACTGTCCCAACGTCGTCGTGGACGCAAGAGCATCGGGATGTGAGATCGTCGTATCTTCGTCGGGAGGAACGAGAGAAATATCGGGAGAAAATTCCACAGTCGTTCAAGACATGGAATGGGACATGAGACCTCTTGACCTGTACTCTCCGCCACTTCTTGATTTCAGAAATTCATTTGTGAACGGAATAAAGTCTACAATAGACATACAGGACGTCACAGAAAAGTACATAAACTGTCTATCGAGCTTATAATACATCAAGCAACATGAAGAAACAGATACACGATGCAATGAGCAAGCTTCTTACCAAGAAGCTTGAAAAACATTTGCAGAGCAAGCTTGACAAAGAGACTTGCATCACGATCTATCAAGACATCTTCGACACTGTCGTCAATGTTTTTCAAGAGTCAAACGTAGAGATTTCTAACGAGGCAGTCAATCTCGTTTCTCAGATGTACTATGATTCCGTGAATATCAATAACAATCAAGAGCTCGACCCAGACATCTTCACACAGAGGGCTAAGACAGATCTTGTGTCGTCAAAGGATCTTGCAATGCTTTCGACGATGTTCAACGGTACACCTTTCGGTGACATCTTCATTTATGCCGTCAAGAGGAGGTCGTGATGAATTTTTTCGAAGATTGCGTCAATAGCTTCGACGCAATGGACTCTCGTGCCAAAGACATCTGTGACACCATTTGGAACGACGTATCTTTCAAAGTCCAGGACCAAAAGTTGACTTCTAGTGGAATATTCGATCCTCATAGACGTCAACAAATTTTGTCTGATCTGAAACAAAGACCTTCTTTCTTGATGCACGTAGCGCTAAAGGCAAAAGCTCTAGGACAAGACATGAAGACTTTTGTCGAAGTCGGTACGGCACAAGGCCTACAATCCATTATTTTTGCCAAAGCTTTGTCAGACTCTTTGGTCTATACGTGCGATATAAAGGACGATAGAGACTCTTCTTTTGAAGAAAATAAAAATATTAGATTTGTGCTAGGTGATGCACAGCAACTTTCTAAGAAAATAAAAGAAGACGATGCTGTTGCAGACCTCTGCTGGATCGATGGCTCACACGACCACTACGCCGTTCTAGACGACTTTTTGTCTCTAATGCCTCGTACAAAAAAGTCTACAATCTGGGCATTTGACGATTATGACAGCAGGTTCGGATGCTTCAGAGACCTGAACGTCCTCATCAAGCATTTTGAGGAGCACATAGTTCTGGACCTTGGACTGACGGCTAGTGGTAACCCAAACAGGATAGTGGTTGCAAGAGGTCTTCAATGATTCTCATAGATAATCTTAGATTCGATAATTTGAAATTCAACGAGCGTCGAGAGACTTTGACCTCTATAGACGCCACTGGGAAATACCTTCTGAAGGTTCAGTACGTCAAAAACCCTAGAAAGTCAAGAGATGTACGCCAAGAATTTGAAGTGATGCATCACCTCAATTCAATGGGAAGTAAGACATGTCCTGTCGCTTATGAGACAGGCAGCATAAATTCTTCTTTCTTGCAAGAAAGAGGAGTACAACCGCATAGTCAAGAAAAGTCGTACGACTACATCCTGCAGGAGTATGTAGTGTCTGAAGAAAACTACAGCCTTGCAGACCTACTACTCTCTCTGATAGAACAGAAAAAGCTCGGTGTGTACCAAGGCGATGTGAAACCTTCAAACGTCAGATTTAACTCAAAGACGGGAGTATGCGTCCTCATAGACTACGACCAGGCAGAAATGTTGACGGATGAAGTACGAACGTCGGACAACAAACAATTCTTGGCTTACTGCGACGATCATGACAAAAAGAAGTATGGGTTTGGAAATTGGCTCAGGCACTTCCCGGGTGTTTCTAATCAGAATTCCTTTCAGTTCTTGCGTGGAACATCTCTCGACCTAGCGAATACAACTATATTCAGAAAACAGAAGACAACCAACAGCGCAAGCGGTATCTATCACACGATAGACACACCAGAAATTTTCGCGCTTGGCTCAAGGAGTCTAGACGCCAGAGCGAAAATTTTAGATAGCGTAGATTTCTCTCGAAGCGAAAGAGTTCTAGACGTCGGTTGTAATGCCGGACTGCTTTGTGAGTATCTTCACGACAGAGGCTGCAAAGTAACAGGAGTCGACAACGATCCACTCATAGTCATTGGAGCAAAGATAGTATCCAACATCCTCGGTAGAGACATCAACTATTCGTGCACGGATTTGGACTTCGTGGAAGACATAGGCGAATTCGACACTGTCATGTTGTTCTCTGTATTCCATCACACGAGAAACCCAGAAGAAAATGCCAAGAAGATTGTCAAATCTTGCAAGAGGATCATCATTGAGACACGTCTCACAGAAAATGGAAAGCAACCAGTCGGCAATCAATGGGTAGACACAACAAGATGGTCGTTTCAGACATTAGACCGACTCGTAGATTATCTCGAAAAAACTTTCCATGGTTTCAAGTTGCACAATAATCTAGGTTTTGTGGACAAAGGTAGATACATTCTGGAGCTGAGGAAAAAGTGACAATAGACTATTCTCGTGCAATTAAAAGAATTTTAGAGCGGCTCGACGAAAAAGGAGAAAGACTCAGTGAGTTTTCTGCTTTAGACTTCTTTGCAAGAACAGGTGAATGGCAGACGCGTCATTATGCATCGCTTGTCAAGAAGATACATGCATGGGAGATAGATTCCAAATTTGAGGAAAAGTTGAGGGAAGTACTTCCTTCACATGCACACGTGGTCATTGGAGACTCATTCAGGTTAGCGAGACAGACGAATGAGAAATTTGATCTAATTGTGCTGGACAATCCCATGGGCTGTTATGACAAATATTGCGAGCACTTCGAAGCTCTTGACGTAGTGCTCGGTCTTCTGGCGTCTGAGGGTATAGTTGTGTTCAATGTCAAAACAAGGCCTTTCAACTATGAGGACAAACACGAATGGCGCGCACGCCGAGATAATTTCTACGGCAAGGAATCATCGAATCTATCTGAAGATTTTGTCATCAGTTTCTATAGAGACTATCTCGCAGCCCGTGGATGGGAGACTCAATACTCTTTCCTAGAATTAAGACCGCAAGAGACAGGTCTATATGCAATGACTTCGAAGCTCAGGAGACTCACTTGAAATTGATAGAAAACATCTCGCACAAGACGATCACGCCGACGCGTCGTGCTGCGATGTTTTACAAGACAGAACCTTTCTATACAGATGTCTCTCGTTATGTCCACACGAACAATTGGGAGATATTGAGAGCGATAGAGATACTGAACAGCAAAGGCTTCGCAGTAGACCTGATCGATAGAGACAATCACAATTGGCAGCCAAACAAAAAGTACGATTTATTTCTGGGTCTAGGTGTAGGTAACAGCGGTCGACATTTCGCAAGATATTCAAAGTCTTCTGGTGCCAAGATAAAGGTCCTTCTCGCCATGGGACCTCAACCAGACCTCTCTAACGCAATGGTATTGAAGCGATACCAGATGTTTGAAGAGAGGACAGGAAGACATGCGCCGCCGATGAGGACTGTTGGAGAAGTCACAGGCAAGTCTTTCCTAGACATCATGGACGCTGCAGACTGTGTCTTAACTATCGGTGAGAAAGGTACTAGAAGTTATGACAGTTATCTCAGCTATGGAAAAGTAGTTCTTAATTTCACTCCTGCAGTGAGCCCCGAAGTTTCTTACAGCGAGGAATGGTCATCGACGAGGTCCAAGAATGAATTCTTGTGCTTTGCCGGGAACGGCCTAATATGCAAAGGAGTAGACATAGTCACTGAAGCCTTCTTAGAGATGCCAGACAAGACTTTGCATATCTGTGGACCCATGGAAGAAGCGTTTGAAAAACAATACATGGGAAAGATAAAAGATTCTAAGAACATCAAATATCATGGCTTCATAGAGCCCGGAAAAGACAAATTCAATTCCATTGCTCGTAAATGCTCTTATGTCATATTTCATTCATCGTCTGAGAGTTGCTGCACGTCAGTTTCGACGGCAATGAGAGCAGGATTGGTTCCCGTTATCAATCCATGGACCTCTATAAATGTTTCAGATTGTGGAATACAGCTATCTGATGAAGGAAACCTCATAGATAACGTGATGAACGGTGCAACGACAGCTGCAAATCTATCAGACGACCAATACAACAGATTGCTTCGTGCTACATTGTCTAAGACTGAGAAATTCACTCAGCGAGGCTTCACAGAAAGTTATTCAGAAGCCATAGATGAAATCATCAGGATGCTTTGATGAAGATAGATTTTCTGACTTCCCAGCCTAATGCTGCATGCTCCATGTTTTATGGAGACGCACTTAAGTCGATGCCTGGTATCAGCTATTATGACAAAAAAGTGAGCGAATATGACGTCGTTCTTCTGATGACATATGACCATCACTGGGCAAAAGAGATCAAGCAGGCTGCACCAAACGCTAAATTGGGAATCATAGATCCAAGAAACTACAGCGTAGCGGAAAGCATAGATTTTTGTGATTTTCTTGTCGTTGACTCCATAGAAATGGAAGACTTCTGGCGCATCTCAAAGAAACCTATCGTCAGGTACGCCGAATATCCAAAAATCAAATCTACAAAGAAGAAGCACGAAAGAAAAGACAGAATTTCGGTAGGATACCACGGGAATTTAATCCATCTAGAATGTATGTCGGAGACAGTGACTCCTGCTTTGTCATCTCTTTCAAGCAAGTTTGATTTGGACTTAGTAGTCATGCATAGCGGTTTAGCTCCTACCGGATATGAAGAATGGATTCCTCAAGGAGTCAATGTCGTTCATGTTCCCTGGAGCATGGAGAACTATCACAGACATCTCGGGAATTGCGACGTAGGCATAGTTCCCAACAATATCCTTCACAATGTGAAAGATAAAAACGAAGGAGTCTTGCAGAAAAATTTCAACTATAGCAAAGACGACTATTCAATTAGATTCAAGATGCCTTCAAACCCGGGCAGGTTTATTGTGTTTGGTCTTTTGGGGATACCTGTGGTAGCAGACTTCTTTCCTTCTGCTATACAGCTTTTAGACATGAACAATACCGGTTTCGTAGCATGCAACCCCCAGGGTTGGGAATACTGTCTCGAAAGACTTTTTGAATCACATGTTCTGAGACAGAAAATGGGAGACGGTCTACAGAATCTTGTTGAAGAAAAATTCGATTTCGAAAAGCAGAATGAGAATTTGCTTGCTTTCTTGAGGTCACTATGACTCAAAGAAATAAGTTGTTATTCATCGGTCCGCATCCAGACGATGTCTTCATATCATGCGGAGGTCTCATATTAAAGAGTAGAGAAACTCACGACATCGATGTGTGCTGTGTAGTTTCGCGAGGCATGTCTCCTGAAGACAACATCAGGATTAGCGAAGAGAAAAATGCGTGGCAACAAGTCGCTACTTCCAAATCCAAAATAGAGCTCGTATTTTTCCCAGGAGTCGATAGAGAAGTTAGTCGATTCTATAACGAATTAGTAGGGTTTATCGAACAAGGCCTGAGAAAAAATAGCTATCAATACATCTTCATACCTTACAGCAAAGATACACATCAAGATCATCGAGCAGTTTGTGAAGCTTCTCTTTCTGCATGCAGATATACCAGAAACGTAGTCTTCTATGAGACTCCTTCTTCTTACGATTTTAGTCCAAGCATGTTCGTAGAGCTTTCGAGCCATGTGATGGATCTGAAAAAAGAAGCATCAAAGAACTATGCATCTCAACTGTTGGGTTCAGAAGATTATTCTGTCGACCTACAGACAATAATAGAGTCAAAGGCAATTGCAAACGGAAGCAAGAGCAGAGTCTGCAAGTATGCTGAGGGATTCATGCCCTTCAGGATGTTCATATGATAGTAACGATACATCAGCCGGAACATTTTCCGTACATGGGCTTCTTCCAGAAAATGTCCTCAGCTGACTTATTCGTAGTACTAGATGATGTCAAATTCAAGAAGAACGACTTTCAGAATAGAAACAGGTTTCTTAATCGATCCGGGCAAGAAGAGTGGTTCACGGTTCCTGTGGAGAAAGACGCTAACTCCATGCTGATAAAGGACGTAAAAGTCAGCAAGGATGTTCGTTGGCGAGACAAGATCAAGAAACAGATATTTTTCAATCTGAAGCAAGACATGTCTGAAGTATATGATTCAAGTGAAAATCTGGTCGACATCAACATGTCGTCGATTCAGTGGTGCCGAAGAAAACTCAGAATTGAAAATGACATTGTCATGTCCTCTTCGATCACGGGTAAGCAAGGTACAAAGTCAGAACTTCTTCTCTCGATATGCCGTCAGCTAGGCGCGAAGAAATATGTCTCTGGTTCTGGCGGGAAAGACTACTTGAACATCGAAATTTTCAAAGATGCTGGAATAGAAGTAGACTTCTTTTCTCCTACGGTCGACAATTACTATTCAAGTCTTTACAACATCTTGTCTCAAAGATGAGACACATGAAAGTGAAAGCATTGTCAACAGGACACATGGGTCAGGCTGTATCAATCTAACGATAAAGATTTTAGGATTAAATTACACAAGACCATTAACAAACAATGCGTCAATTGACTAAATTGCAAAACAGACATTCTGAACTTTTGATATTCACATGAAACAAACGATCGCAGTTATCGGTCAAGGCTTTGTAGGCGGTTCTCTCACGACTGTATTTTCAGAACGTGGATTTGATGTTTATACATACGACAAGACTGGTAAAGTCGCTCCGGGCGGTAATAATCGTCTCGCGCCGACCGATTTGACCTCTCACCTGACACCTACGGCAGTACAAACATTTGCTGCTGCATGTGAATCACTTAAAGACTTTTCGGGAGTCTTTTTTGTCTGTTTACCTACACCCATGTTTGAAGATGGTTCTGCAGACCTCAGCATCGTGGAAGGAGTTCTTACAGAGCTTTCACAGATGCCAGGCGACAGGATTGCTGTTGTAAAGTCTACGGTGCCGCCCGGTTCAACTGAAAGATGGAATAAGAGGTTCGGAGAGACCGGTCTTCATGTTGTCTTCAATCCAGAATTTTTAACAGAGGCCAATGCACTTGATGATATGCGCAACCAGAATCGCATCATTCTCGGAGGTCCTCGGCCCTGGATCAACACGGTAAAACAAGTATTTCAGACAGCATTTCCGAATGTCCCGCTTGTGAAGACCTCATCCACCACCGCAGAGATGGTGAAATATCTCACCAACAACTTCCTCACAGTCAAAGTTGCATTTGCGAATGAGATGGCGCAGGTCTGTCAAGCCCTAGATAAATCCGGTCTTAATGTGGACTATGATAAGGTTGTCGAATATGCGAAATATGATAGACGCCTAGGAGAGAGTCACTGGGCTGTGCCTGGACCGGATGGCCATTACGGGTTCGGAGGCTCATGTTTTGTCAAGGATTTAAACGCAATGACAAAGATCGCAGATGATCTTTCCATAGATACTCCTGTCATGGATGGTGCATGGAAAAAGAATCTAGAAGTAAGACCAGAACGTGACTGGGAAGATCTGATCGGCCGGGCAGTCTCTACGAAAAAAGTCAAACTGTGACGTTTTTGACTTATGTGTGCGAACTGACTTTAGCACCTGTCTAAACACTCTTTGAACTCCTGTCTCCTTGCGCTGTAGTGTAGCAATACAATGCAAGAAGAAAAGGCGCTTTTCGAAACTCTCCCAACGGGGAAGCCTCACGTGTCATTCTCCGAAGTGAAGCTTTGGAAAGAGTGTTCTTATCGTCATAATCTCGTCCACGTCAAGAAGCTAGACTTCTCCAAGCCGTCTCCTGTTCTAGAATTCGGCACGGCTGTTCACTCTGCATGCGAAGACTATCTCCTCACGAAAGTGATGAAGACAGAGATTTGCATGAATGCATTGGATGAAGCATGGAGAAAGAAGTCAGGTCAAGAAGACTTCACTATCAAGTCTCTTGAGACCGCAAAGCTAGAAGCAGCGCAGATACTTGCTGAGGTACCTGAGTTCTTGGAAAATACTTTCCCTGGCTGGGAGGTCGTTGATGCAGAACATCAGCTTTACGAAGCTGTAGAAGGGCACCCACATGCCTTTAAGGGTTTCATTGACGGCGTCATCAAGTCGAAAGGTAAGAAAGGTGAAGACCTGTATTGGATTCTCGACTGGAAGACGTCGAACCGAGGTTGGTTCAAGGAAAAGCGATCAGACGAGATGACTAAGGCGCAGCTGGGTCTCTACAAGAATTACTGGCATCAGAAGAATCCCAGCGTCCCTTTCAAAGACATTCGTTGTGGCTTCGTCATTCTTAAGAAGCAAGCAAAAACAGGGAATCACTGCGAGCTCTTCTCTGTTTCTCTCGGGGAAGTTCCAATTAAGCGGTCGCTCAAGGTCGTTGGAAACATGATTACTTCTGTGAAGAGAGGCGTCTCCATCAAAAATAGAGATTCTTGCACCTTTTGCGAATTCAAGGGCACACAATACTGTACTTGAAGTTACAACTTTTCAGTTTTAGGTAATATAGGGACAATGCAGAAAAAGAACATACTGTTGCTATCAGACCACCCGCTTTCAACATCAGGAGTTGGAACTCAAGCAAGATGGTTGGTCTCAGGTCTAGTCGGTACTGGCAAGTATAGCTTTCGATGTTTCGGAGGCGCTGTCAGACATGACAACTATGATACAGTTGTAGTCAATCCTGACTTCGTCATAAAGCCTACGAATGGCTTTGGAGACAAGAACCTTCTCAGGAAGACATTGGCACAGCTGAAGCCTGATGCGCTTATGTTATTCACAGACCCTAGATTCTTCGTGTGGGTCTGGGAGATGGAGGACGAGATTCATCAAATTTGTCCGATCGTGTATTGGCACCTATGGGACAATCCACCCTGGCCAGATTTCAACAGACCTTTCTATGAGTCGACGGATCTAATCAACTGCATCAATTACCCGACGTACGAGATGGTCAAGGAACACTTCCCAGAGAAAACAAACTACATACCTCATGCTGTCCCGTCCGATCTTTATTCGCCCATTCCTAAGGAAGAAGCCTTAAGGTTTAAGGCAGCTCTCATGGGCAAAGACAAATTAGATCATTTTACTTGTCTCTACGTCTCTAGAAATGCAAGAAGAAAGATGACAAGTGACATCCTAGTCTCTTGGAAAATGTTCTTAGAGGAATTGCAAGAAAAGAAGGGGCACAAGAAGGCAACGATGATTCTCCACACAGATCCAATGGATCCTGAGGGGACCAACCTCTTTCAAGTCATCGAGATGTTAGGCATTAGAGACAACATCGTTTTCTCAAAGGAAAGAATTGGTTTTCATGACATGAAGACCCTCTACAACATGTCAGACACCATCGTAAACAGAAGCTGTAACGAAGGTTTTGGACTACCGACTCTCGAAATGATGATGTGCGGCAAACCGATCATAGCCCTTAAGACAGGTGGGTTGTCGCGACAAGTTCAGAACCCAGAAACAGGTGAGGAGTATGGAATCGCTCTCGAGCCGGAAGTGAGAACACTGATTGGCAACCACATGGTTCCATACATTTACGAAGACTTCGTCTCACACGAGACTGTGTCAAAGGCTTACATGAAGATGTACGAAATGGGCCCAGAAGAGAGAGACAGAATCGGTAAGAAGGCAATGGAAAGAGCAAAGAAGGACTATTCGATACAAAAGATGGTGGATGACTGGGACCACACATTGACAAAGTCCACAGACGAGTGGAAGAAGAATTACAAGAGCTGGAAGGTGAGTGAGCTATGATGATTGTAAATCCTATCGCCCGTAAGAAAGTTCTTCTTAGAGGTCCTGTCTTGACACAGTCCGGTTATGGGGTACATGCACGTCAAATAGCACGTTGGCTCCTTTCGAAAAAAGATGTCGATCTCGAAGTACAAGCTCTGCCATGGGGTGACACTCCGTGGTTGATAAACAGCAACATTGAAGACGGTCTCATTGGAAAGCTGATGGAAAAAACCGTCGATCCTACTGGCAAGAATTATGACGTCTCTGTCCAACTTCAACTACCGAATGAATGGGACCCAAAGCTTGCCAAGACTAACATCGGAATCACAGCAGGAATTGAGACAGATAAGTGCAATCCTGCTTGGACAAGTGCTTGCAATTCCATGTCAATGGTCCTGGTTCCTTCAAAGCATGCAGCTGAAAGCTTGACGTCTTGCGGAAAAATTAATTCGGCCCTGCATGTTGTACCAGAGGCATATTCTGATGAAATAGGGCTAGACACAAAGACAGGTGTAGACGACCTAGAATTCAGCACCAGTTTTAATTTCCTGGTCTTTGGACAGCTTACCGGGACTAACCCTGAGAACGACAGGAAGAACATATTTTATACAGTCAAATGGCTTTGTGAGACCTTTGCCAACGATGAAGAAGTTGGAATAGTCATAAAGACAAACGCTGGAAAAAATACTTGCATCGACAGAAAGGTCGTCAATCAAACATTTGAAGCTCTTCTCAGGGAAGTAAGAAAAGGACCGTTCCCAAAGATCCATATTGTTCATGGAAACATGTCCAATTCAGAAGTCGCTTCTCTATATCGACACCCAAAGATCAAAGCTCTCGTATCTCTAACGAGAGGGGAAGGTTATGGTCTGCCAATCTTAGAGGCAGCAACCTCAGGGCTTCCAGTTGTTGCAACCAACTGGTCGGGGCATCTTGATTTCATGTCGCACGGCAAATTTATAGATGTCGATTATTCTCTTTCTGAAGTTCATCCATCCAGACTGGATGGGAAACTGTTTATGAAGGGAAGCAAATGGGCAAATCCGAAAGAGGAAGACTTCAAGCGAAAGATCACAAAATTTAGAAACAATAGCACCATTCCAAAGGAATGGGCTCAGTCGTTGCAAAAAAAGCTGCTACAAGAATATTCGATTCAAAGTGTAATGGGCAAATATGATGAAATTACGAAAGGTATTCTGTGATACTCACGATTGCCCTCGGAGTCATATGTGCAGTCACAACGTCAGGTTTGTTCTTCAGCGTCAAGAAAAACCTGGCGTTCATGGATAAGCTTGAGAGTGTGGAAGAAGCTGTTGAAGACTCTCTCAAAGTTTTAGATGAACAATACCAGAAGATAGACGCAAAAACCAAAATAGAAGTCTTTTCAGACGAACCAATAATCAAAGACCTAGTACGTGACATAACAGAAGCGAAAGACTCACTTCACAAGATCGCTATAATACTCGATATGTCAGTGTCATCAGAGAACAACCAAGATGTAGAAACGATCTAAATATGACTGCAAAAAGACAGAAACAGAGAAAGACCAAGTTGCTTCTGGAAGACGTAGATGCAGCTTCCTATGATTCCGGAGAAAAACTTGATCCCTTGGACGGCTTAAACGCAAGAACTAAAAATGCCTCATCAGTTAAGCTGTATTTCAATGCAGGAACTCAAGATGCAATAGTTAGATTTCAAGCCGAGAAATCGAAGAAGGAAAGAGATAGACTCTACGTCGACGAGATATTGCCGGCATTTCTAAAGTTGGTCGAGAACCTGATCAATATTCATAAGTTCACAGGGATGCATGACACCTATGAAGAGCTCAAGAACGACTGTGTCAATTTTCTTTTTGAGACAATACACAAATTCGATCAGGCGAGAGGTACGAATGCTTTTTCATATTTCAATGTAGTTGCCAAAAACTGGTTGATCATCAGGACAAAACAAAAAGCGCAACGTGTCAAAAGAAATATTAGTCTCGATGATCCCACTGGTCTGACTGAGCATGAGACCGTAATCATAGAAGAGCATAGCCTAATTCCGTCACAAGACTTCATTATCGACTCAGTCGACTCAGTAGAAACTACTGTCAACCTCCTGTACGAAATAAGAACTCGTGTCAAGACAGAGAATGAATTGACCTGCATCAATGCAATCATCACAATCTTCGAGAACATAGACGAGATAGACCTACTAAACAAAAGTGCCGTTCTTCTCTACATGAGAGAGCTATCGGGTCTATCGCCTAAGCAACTGACGACTGCAATGCAGTCAATTAAACGTCACTACAAGAAGACCAAAGTGGACACAAATAGAGACTTCTGAATATTGTTATAAAGACATGTCAACATCAAAGAATAACGACGTCTCTATCGAAGAGAAGATACAGGACTTCAACGAACTCCTCACACAAATCGATGGAGTGTCCGATAAAAAGAAAAAGCTGTGGCGGGAAATATACGAGAACGCGATAACAGATAGACAGAATGCTTATGTTTTGTTCACCTCCCTAGTGGAGATAGTCCAGGATAAGAGCACAGAGCACGCAGTACATGGCAAAGCACTTGCGACTTACATAGAAAAGATGAGCAAAGCTAACGACCAAATCATTAGACTTGCAGAGCTGGTGTCGAAGTCTGAGTCAAAAGACGACAAAGAAATAGACCCAGAAGAAATGTTTAAGAAGCTGGGGTCTTGAATGTCGACTAACAGCAGAGACGGCGCAGACAACATAAGACGAATCACTGAAGGTACTTTCAATGTAGATTCACATATACTACATTCCGTACCATCGCCCACTTTCGTCAAGATGATTGTGATCGAGGTAATCTCCGACCCTAATACTGAAACTTTGGCCGACGACGCTAGAAATCGGTGGCTTAGTGAATTAGGAGTGTCTAATTTCAATCTTGCCAATGCTTTGCCAAGAAATACGATAGTAGCCAAGGAGGCAGGGGAAACAAAATTCCCAATGTTTCTTTTTCCTTTCTTTCCGTCGCACCTTTCATTGCCCTGCAAACCTGGTGAATTGGTCTGGGCGATGTTTGACAACCCGGCAGCGAGTCGACCTCAAATAGGCTATTGGTTCTGCAGAGTCGTTGATGTAAATGTAGCCGACGACGTAAACCATTCTCACCCTGCACGTGCATTTGAAAAGTCTTTGTTTCCGTCCGTCAGGGAAGCAGCCGATGCAGAGAAACAGAATACAGCTGCCACGGGTGAGAACGTTTGGCACGAGCTTAGAAACGGGCCTGTCGTAGATTTTGAAGGTGATAGACACACCTCGATTGATTTCAACATCCTGAAAGACGTCCCAGAAGACATATTCGAACTTCTTGTCACTGAAACGGTCGCTGCCCAATATACCACATTCGAGTCAATACCCAGATTCAGGAAGAGACCAGCAGATGTAGTCTTAGAAGGTTCAAATAACTCTTTGATTGTCCTCGGCACAGACAGAGACGGACCATTATCTGTACCTTCTTTTGCTCAAGAAGCAGGTGCAATAGACATGGTGACAGGTAGGGGTTGCACGCCTGAGACGCTTGGAGTCGAAGCTGACACAACAAGTATCAAGGATGCCAAAGGAACTACTAAAGGCACACCCATAAAGAAGGAATTAAACAAGTCTCATTCTGTTCTTTCACCAACCGAGGGAGATCCAGACTACAAGAACGACAGAAGCAGAATTCTTATCTCGCAACGGACAAACCCCGACTCCAAATTCGGACTAACTGGTTTCAATTCGAAAACTGGATTTTCTCAAGACGATTCAGCAGGAGAAGCCGCAATAGTCATCAAGTCAGACAAGGTGAGAATGATAGCTAGGTCTGATCTAGAGCTCGTTGTTACGAATTACACAGTGACAGAAGTGCCCAATCGTCAGTCAAGAAAAGACGAAGAAGCTGATTTGGACAAATGGGCTTCTATCATGATAAAAACTAACGGCGACATCATTTTCAAGCCTTCCAAATTGGGATTTATCAAACTGGGAGGAGAAGACGCCGACAAGGGTATTGTCTGCTCAGATGAACCTGTCTCTGCAGTGGACGGCAACATATCGGGACCGTCGCTAGTCACTACCATGGGAGGCTTTTTCGCAGGGGCTGCCGCAGGTGACGGTAACAATAATCCCATTTTGGCCGTAGGACAAGCAAAATTTGCCAACAAGGTGTTGATCAAATAGAAAGGGTATTCGACTTTGCCTAATCCTTATACAGCAGGTCCTGGCGACGGGTGCATGGTGCATGCAGGCATATTGACTCCTCACGGCGGTGATAAGAGTAAAGCTGAATTAACCTCAGGATTTCCTGAAGCGGCAAAAGAACGATTCGTTGAAGACGTGATAAAAGAGTTGTCGGGCGGATCGCCTCCCTTCCCGTGCGGGGATCCTCTACCGCCTGTTAGCCCAGAGATGGCCGAGCGCCTTCGGCGAGACCTTCCAAACATCGAGATATTTCCTGATTTTCACAAGAACATCTTGGGTTATTACCTCGACCTCGCGAGGGCTCTCGACAATCCGTCTGAGTATAATTTGCTTCCTGTCGCCGACCCTGTTGCTTTAGCAACAAGCTTAGGAGGTAATTTAAAGTTAGACGGCTTAGGCGACTTCATGGTCTTCATGATTCCCAATCCGCCGCTTTTAGCGGTCAAGCTAGGAATTGAGTTACCGAAACTTCCGAGTGCGTTGCTCGAACTCCCAGTACCGAAGCTGCCACCAGGAATAGAAATTCCTCTTCCTGAGCTGCCTCAGCTCGGAATAGGTCTTCCTTCTTTAGAGATACCGTGCCTTCTCAGCATGAAACTGTCGATGGTTCTTGGGTTTCCGGATTTCATGTTGGGTCTAATCGGAGGCATACCTCAGATAGCTTTTAAACTCATTACGTTCGACATCCCAGGCGCGCTGGGAGATGTCTGCAAGATGATCAATGATGCTGGTCTCTTCGGTAAAAATGAACCTCAGGACAAAAACGGTGTGAGCCCAGACACTGTAATGCAAGCCTCAAGGAGAGTCCTCGGCAGGAAGATGGCCGAGATGTCAATCTGTCATGCACTGTCAAAGACATTAGGTACAGCTCCTTCTGGACTAGTAGGTTTGACAATGAAAGAGGTGGGCTATTCTCCACCTCTAGGCGAGCCTGCTGACGGCGGGACTGATCCTGAATCTGAAGCACGTGATGCTATCAAAGCCTTTTTGGACGACTCAGCTGGTACTTTTTGGAGTCAAGACCCAGAAAAATATTCATACGCTATTTTGCCGCTAGAAGCGACGAATAATTTGAAGGCAGCGATACAGCAATGCAGTCAAGCCTCATCATGTGGCATGTTCGCCAGAGTCGCACTCGGCAAGGGCGGAGCAAGATATTTCTTCGACTACAAGAAGTCTGGGACAGGATCTGGTAAAATAGAGTCCTACATCACAAAGTCGGGACCTTGGGGAGACCTACCCGATGGACCTCGCGCCTTGCCTGTAAGTAGTAAACCCGATGCGCCTAAGGTGATAGTCGACTGGTTCACCGATCTGGCAAGAGGCAATCCTGTTTCAGACTTGCATGCAATCGCAAGAGTCAGAGGAGCATTAATTCTGCCTCAGCTACCAGTTGAGCCCAATGGTAAATTTTATGCCTCTAAAGAGGAAGCAAAACTTTCTTCTCTTCCTTCTCTAAAAAGAGGTGACGTCATAATCGTAGATTCTCTTGATAGGTGGGGCGGCAGGGGTCATGTCATTGTAGTCGCAGAAGACTACAATGAAGGCGATTCTGTTCTCTATACAGTGGAAGGAGGAGGGTCAGATCCTGGTAACAAAAATAAAGCCTCATATACAAAGGGGCCACCGTGTACGGGAATAAAGCCTAGGTCGTATCAGATTAGTCAACCCTATAAAAATGTTGCGTTTGGTTCACCTGAACCACGATTGATGGGACCGACAAGCAACCCACCAGGCTGGTGGGCCATGGGTGACGGAAGAGTCGTGAGAGCTTTGATCAATACGTGGAAGGTCATCTCCGGTAATCCTTACGAGACGCAAGGATTCAAACAACCGGGATCAGATCCTGTAAATTCCAAAGAGCAAGGTCCTCCGGTGGTGGACGCGGGCGGTGAGCAGGCAATAATCGGAGACAATAATGATGACAATGAGCCGGATCAGTCGCAACCGATGCCAGGTCCTCCTCCGCCGTAGTAGGATGCTTAACTTGATGTGATTGATAGTTACGGTCATGGCGACTTACAGCTTCAAGAGTTCCGGTAAGACACAGGAGCAAAAAGACCTAGAAGACACTTCTCAAGCTCCGACACCGACTCCCTTTGGAATAAAGACGCCGCTACAGCTAGGTAGTTCCGACGGTCTGTTGATAATGAATTACAGTCTAGAGGAACAGTTTGCCGACAATTTAAGAAATCTTCTGCAGACAAACTGGGGAGAGCGTCTTGGACTTTATCAGTATGGTGCCAATCTAAAACCGCTCACCACAGAGTTCGTGTCACAAGAAAATTTCGACAACAGGGCAATAGACAGAATCAAAAGTACTGTAGGAACATGGATGCCTTTTGTCGAACTTGAAGAGTTCACATCAACTGTGGACAGGATAGGCAACAAGGATGTCGGAATAATTAACGTCAATGTCACTTATAGGATACCTGCTCTAAGCACAGACAAGAAAGCCGTGCAAATAGTTCTATACGTTATCTGATAGATCTGCTTATTTACTGAAAGGTCCACATGTCAATTCAAGACAACAATGTAGCACTCAAGTCAGTGAGGCAGAGAAACTATCTGGCGAGAGACTTCGATTCATTTAGAGCTGTACTTCTCGATTATGCCCGACAATATTATCCAGATAGGATACGTGACTTCTCAGAAGCTTCGATCGGAGGTTTGTTCTTGGACATGGCCGCCTACATCGGCGACAACATGTCTTTCTACATGGACCATCTCTACGGCGAGCTCCACGGCGACACAGTAGTAGAGACTCAAAACAAAGAAAGAGCACTGAGGAATGCAGGGGTGCCAATCACAGGAGCATCGGCGGCGTTAGCAAGTGTAGATTTCTACGTAGAGATACCAGTTCTAGATGACGGGTCCCTCGAACCAGACCCAGATCTTCTTCCTACGATCAAAGAAGGAACTACTCTGCAGTCCAACAGCGGCATCACATTCACACTGATGGAAGACGTTGATTTCTGGAAGGCCGATCCTGTCACGGGTGTCTTGTTCGTAGATCCTGCTGTCGAAATGACCAATGGTAGGCGCTTGGGCGGAAAGATAATCTCGAAGATACTCAAGAAATCAGGTCTATGCTCCTCAGGCAATCAGACGTCAGAGACATACCAGTGGGGAGATTTTGTCCCATTCAGAAGAGTTTCTTTAGGTCAGTCGAACATTACGCAAATAATCGATGTGTCTGATGGAATAGGGAACAAGTACTACGAGGTGGGCAACTTAACTCACGATGTTGTCTATAGAAATGTCACGAATACAAGTACAGAGTCAAATTTGGTCAAGGACAACTTGAAGGTGATACCCGCTCCGTATAGATTCGTAAAAGAAGTTTCGCTAAGCTCTCGTGGAACGACGTTGTTGTTTGGAGGAGGCACAGCTGACAACTTAGAAGACGACATCATACCAGATCCTTCGGAATTTTCCATTCCTCTCCCCTATTCGCAGACTTTTTCACGAGTCCCAGTGAATCCGCAGAAGATGTTGCAAACGTCAACGTTAGGTGTATCTGCCGCAAACACTACAATAACGGTCGTGTATCGGTACGGCGGGGGTCTCAATCACAATGTGGCACCCAACACCATCAAAAATATCACAGGTCTCATAACTTTCTTTCCGGAAAATCCGCTTCCTGGTCGACAACTTCAAGTGAGAAACACAATAGAAGCATCAAATCCCCTACCAGCTGCAGGAGGCGAAGATCCTCCGACGAGCGACGAATTGCTTGCGCTGATTCCATCGATCAAAAATTCTCAGGAAAGGATAGTCACAAAGGAAGACCTCCTCGCGAGGGTCTACACGATGCCGAGCAATTTCGGAAGAGTGTTCAGGGCGACGATGAACAAGAATCCCAACAATCCTTTGGCATCGAGGCTGTACATCATCTCGCGCAACACGGAGAGACAACTCATAACTTCACCAGACCAGCTGAAGCTAAATCTCCGAAGGTACTTAAATTCCTACAGAATGGTGTCCGATGCAATCGACATTTTCGATGCTGCAATCATTAATCTGGAGCTCAATTTCCAGGTATTGGTGGATCCTTCACTCAACAAGATGCTTTTGCTTCAGAGCATCATAAGGGACCTTAAGACACAGTTTGACATATCGCGATTCCACATAGGGCAGCCAATCATCGTCTCTGACGTTCTTTCCACAATATTCGCCGTGAAAGGTGTAATATCAGTAACAGACATCCAGTTCAACAACATCTACGGCACTGTGAAGAACCGTGAATATTCTCCTGTGTCCTACGACGTCAATCTAAACACGAAGAATCAGATTATATACCCACCCGAGGGCGCCATCTTCGAGATTAAATATCCTGACGTCAACATCATAGGTAAAGCGGTGTCAAATGCTTAAAATATTCGGAGCAGACAAGGACGCATACATCACTGACAAAGTAGTCAGAGGAGTCCGAGTGACCGGCAGCAACGTAGGTCAAGCAGGCTCTCTCGATTTGTTTAAGTTGTATGGAATTACTTTTAGCGGTTCTGCTCCTAGCAAGGAACCGAACGTGGAGCTCTCTAGAATTCTTCTCCACTTCGATTTGGACGGTCTTCGAGACCTCGTGCAGCAGAATAAGATAGATGTCGACGACGACAGCTTTTGGTGTAAACTAAAACTGAGGGACGTGTATGGAGGTCAGCCCACACCCGCGAATTTCACCGTAAGCGTCTTTCCTCTTTCGGCGTCGTTCGACGAGGGAATAGGCAAGGACGTTTCTTACTACTCAGACTCCGACAGATGCAACTGGGTGTCTTCTTCGCTGAACTCAGCGTGGTTTCTCACAGGTTGTTCTCTCCCGTGTTACGCGACGGGGAGCGGTGACTACATCACGTCTTCGATTAGCATTCCTTCTACGGAAGTGACACAGCTCTTCAAGACTGGCGAAGAAGACCTCGAGGTCGACGTCACGAAGATAGTCTCAGCCACACTATCAAATGAACTACCAGACAGTGGTTTCAGAATATCTTTCAAAAATACGCTAGAGGAAAATACATTCACTTATTTCGTGAAAAGATTCGCGTCTCGGCATGCGTATGAAGACACAAAAAGGCCGCAACTTGTCGTGGGATTTGATGACTCAATCAATGACGACTCGCTCAATCTGACGTTCGACAAGACATGCAAGATCAATCTGTACAATTACGACGGCGGAAGCCTTGCGAACATGACCTCGGGTTCGTCGCTCGTCCCCGTGGTCGGCAGTAACTCTCTCCTCCTCAAGCTTGTAACAGAAGTCTCGGGTGGAACTTATTCTCTCGCGTTTACAGGATCACAGTACTCCCTTGGAGACAACGGAGCCAAGTTCGTTTCTGGGACTTACACAGCTAACGTTTTCCTGACGTCCAACGACCCCGTTCTAAAAGCTAAATTGTCGGTGTCTTCTTCGATTAAGTTCTTGCCACTCTGGACGTCTCTCGACTCCACGGTGACGTATGTCTCGGGCGCCGCGATATATGCGAGACCTCCCGTTCGCTCTTCTTCGAGAGCGTTGAAAAATTACGAAGTCAGCGTATTGAATGTGAGCGAAACTTATCGAACGGATGAAGAGCCTCTCGTCAGGGTCAACATATTCGACAGGTCAAGCCCCTACATCAAGGTCGTTAGAATACCCACCATTCTAAGCGGTACAGTACTCGACAGCGTCTACTATCAAGTGAGAGACGCAGTCACGGACAATCCTGTCATACCCTTTGACGACGTGATGAATTCTACGAAAGTATCGAGTGACTCAGAGGGTATGTTTTTCAAGCTCGACGTGGACAGTCTAGGACCTGGAAAGACGTATGCGATCGACATAATGATTCATCACAACGGAGTGAAAACTCGACACATGAATGTGTCACCCGCATTTAGGATAGAGGAAGTCGAGTCATGAGGACGAAGAAATGACCACAAGATCGAATTCGCCCTACGTACCCTCGTTCCTCAAGGCGGCTCTGAGTGACTCCAAACCAGTCCAGACCACTTATGCGGACTACAATCTCTCAGACTCAAGTCACAGCAGTACAAGCTCTTTCAAATACGACCCGCTCGACTATCCGCTGAAGAACACACAACAGCTCAACGTCGACTGGTCGAAGTTTGAGAACCACACTTTCTTCGGTTCCGCTGAGGTGAAGGTAAACGAAGCCTTCAACAAGATCATCAACAGCTATCCTTTCGACGGCACGAAGAAGGAAGTGGAAGAGTACATGGATACTCTCACAGGCTTTGAAAAGTACGTTCTAGACTCTTTCCCACAGTGGTCAGGTGCATTACATTTCTCCGGAACGCAAGCAGGAGAGGACCCAGCAAATGGTTTCGCGGCAGAGCTTGGTACGTGGATAGGTGTAAAGGACAAGTCGGGAAACCTGTATCCTGATCTCGCAAAAAACAACAAGGGAGAAGTGGTCATCAATCCAGACGACGACGCGTCGCTCTCCGTCGAGGCGCTAGTATACCTACCAGAAATAGTCAACGACACCCAGGTCGTATTCCAAAAAACTTCATCAGAGGTAGACGGCTTTACTTTTTATCTAGAGCCTTCCATGTCGACCACTACCGTGAACGCAGTGTTCAGTGTAAATTCTGGGTCCAACAAGAATGCCGTCTCTTATCCTATTAGGAAGGGATCATACAATCACTTGTGTCTTGTTCTCAACAAAGAAACCAGGGAGCACAGCCTTCAATTCTATTTGGATGCCGAGCTCAAGGCGCAAAGCAAGAACAGCATCAGGTTTTCCAAAA